ATAAAAACACAGCGCTTAGAGCTTGCGCTGTTTTTATCTTGCCGATCAGCTCGCTGACTGGGTTAACGACCACGGCCCGCTGCTTTACGTACAGGAATTCCGATTGCAATCGTTAAACCAACGCCTTTTTTAGCAGCCATGCCGCCTTTTTTGTACGTTGCAATCTTTTCGCCACTCGCTTTCATGGGTGCCTTAGGTGCGCCCTTAGCGGGTAACTTATCAACGCCTTTTTCGCTCATAACAGCGCCGCCTTTGGCGAATTTAGCGACTTTGCCGCCTTTTTTAAGGTGATTGGCTTCGCCTTCGCCGCCCATGGCGATGCGTTTGTGCATATTGATTGCTTCAGACATTTGGTGCTCCTTCGGGTGGTACTGCTTGAGGTTGGGATTGTTGTGCTGCTTGCTGTGCTGCGAGTTGTTGCTGTTGCTGCGCTTGCAATTGCTGACGTTGCATCTCGTGCTGCTGCTCAAGTGTCAGTAGATTGACGTCGTGCGTGAGCTCTGCTGCTTTCATCTGCTCGTCAGCGACGTTTTTCTCTTGCTTAGCTTGAGTGTCAGCAGCTAATTTTGCACCATCAAGTTGTAAGCGAGCTTGATCTGCTTGCGTTTTGCGTTGCGTTTCAGCCATCTGAGTCTGCACAAGCGCTTGTACTGACGGATCAGTCGGTTGCTGCTGCGCTTTGAGCTGCTGAATCGTCTGAATCATCTGCTGCATGACGGGGACCACGCCCGAGAACTGCTGCTGCGTGTCTTGATGTACATGCTGCGAGCTCGCCGCAAGTAGTTTCTGAGCCTCTTGGATGATTGGCTGCACTTTCAGGATGTCAAAACGCTCACCTAGCGCATCAGACGCATAGCGATCCATCGAGTTTAAGTACCAAAGCGTCAAGTGCTGCTTCAAATGCTCAAGCATCGCAGGGATAAACACGGGCGCCATGATGGGACTTGCACCGTACATCGGGTCTTTTGCGTAATCCAAGTGGACTTGCAGGTGTGCTAAGTGCTCTTGGTTCGGGAACGCACCGACGGGCTTGCCGAGCGTCATGGCGACGTTCTCAAGCGCAGGGTTCATCTCTTTAACATCTTGAGGGTCAGGCAGTACTTCATTGATGTCAGGAAGCTTGATCTGCTTAAGAATGCGCTTCTCGACTGCAAGGCGGTTATAAAGATCAGGGTTAGCCTGAGCACGCGCAGCGAGGGCTTGAACTTGAGCATAGCGTTGACTCTCCGCAAAGATGTGTGGGTCAGAGACGGGCACGACGTCCGAGTTCTTCTCAAAGTCCTTCGAGGTGACGCCAAGCTCTTCGCTCATTTCGTCGGGGTTATCGTCCAAGTACCAACGGTTCAAGCGACCGATGATCTTGAGCACCCGTGCTTGACTCGTGTGCAGTCGTGCGTGAATTGCGCTAAACACTGCTGCGCCTTGCTCGATGAGCGCTTGCGTTGTGCCTACAGGCGCTTGGCTCGTAACGTCTGCAATCTTCTCTTCAGCAGTAGTCACGACGCCCTTAGCAGCGTCAGTTAACCAACCAAGCAGTTGAAACAGCACGGCGCTTGGTTGATTGAACGGCATCGGCATTGCGATCTTTCTTACGTCGTCAACGCCCGGCGCGCCTTCAATCTCCGTAACCTGAGTCGGCTCAACGATGATAGACTGCCCTGAGACTTTTCCGCCCTTGAGCTTGAGCATCGTGGGGGCGTTGTTAATGTGCGCAGAGTCAAGTAGAGCACGCAGAGCACCAGTAAGAGCGGCAGATAAGCCGCCAATAAGATGAGGCAAACCGACAGCATACGCACCTCGCCAAGGAATGAATTTGAACTCAACGATCCAGTCGAGCTTTGACATCAACTTGTCGCCGTCTTCCCAATTGCGATACAGGCCCACAACTTCAGATGATAGCTCGTCAATCATTAAGATGTAAGGCGCACGCTCGCCCTTACTCTTCTTGTCGTCCTCAAGCTCCATCCAAGTGTAGATGTGAAACACGCGACGAATGCCGTCAATGTTCTCTTGCTCTGACTTGCGACCCTCAATCTTGTTGTTCGCTTTCTCAGGCTTTGACTCTTCGGGCTCTTGCGATGCGCGATAGATGTCCAAGTCAACGTAAAGCCCCGATGACACGCGAGCCTCAAAGTCCTCTTGCGTGATGTCGTTGACCTCGGTCACGCGACTTGCGGTGTAGAAGTTCGCAGCAGCAAAGGGCAGGTACACGTTATCAATCGGCAGGAACTCAGCGCAGGGGCGCTTCTTAGATTCGTCGTACCAAATCTTCATGTACTGGCTTCCGCCAAGCGGGAGTTGGGTGAGGAGCTGCTCCTCCTCGTCGCGGTACTCTTCAATCTTCTCAGTCAACTGATAATTCATGTAATCGCGCTTGCGCTCAGCAATCGCAGTCTTCTGCTCAGTTACTTCGCCTAGAATCTTTGAGCGCACAGGACCGTCAGGCGGGAAGAGCTCCTTGATCGCACGAGCAGCAAAGTCCACACAGCCCTCAGCCATGATCGGATGCACGACCTTTGAGGCACCCATGAACGAGGCACCGCCGGGGGCGTCTTGCCCAAGCCCTGTCCTGCGCAAGCCCTCTTCGTACTGCTTATCTCGCCCCTCACGCGCTGACTTGTCTTTCTCAACGAGCTCAAGGTACTTGAGCGCAATGCCCGACAGGTCATAAGAGTCAATAATATCAGCAAGGTTCTCGTAAAAGTCAGGCGAGTCTTCGGGACCCAACAGGTCATCGTCCTCTAAGCGCACGATCGCTGAGCCGTCTTCTTGCTCTTCGACCTCAGCCTGATCAAACAGATCGACTTCTGCGGTGTCGGCAAACTCATCATCACCCTGCGCCTGTGATGGCACAAAGCGATTAAATTCTTGAGGAATCGGATATTCAGTTGCCATTATTAGTGCCTTTGTAGTAATTCATAACGCATGTTATCAAGCGACACATGGCCGCCTTTAGCAAACCCATAAGTTGGATGTTCAGCATTAGTCCGAACTGGTATGCCCTGCATATCCATAAACCGACTAATGATGTGTAAGGCGTTAAGCTTTTGCGGGTTCCTAAGTGTCTGGTTTGCAGGTCCGTATTTGGCTCGCAACTCACGCACTTCCTGATGTGTGGTATTTGGATCGGCTAACGTGCGAACAATGTCCCAGTGAGCGGCTTCAGGTAAGTGCCCTTGCGGGCTATTTCTTTCGCCAATAAGTATGTCGGCAAGGCGAGCTATTTCTGGCGATGAAAATGTAAACGGCGATGCCTCATAAGCTGCAGTGCCAACCTCATTCCAATTTACAAACGCGTCGCGCAATTCGTTTGCAACACCCCAGTTTATCGCAATGGGTTGGGTTCGTCCTTGGTTAACATTAACCCCTAATGTAGACGAAAGCTCTTCGTTTTGTTTAATATGATGTTCGATGTTTTCAAGTTTGTTACTCAGGGCAAAACGTTGTTTACCGTACTCTTTAGCAATGGCTTGAGCATTGACTTTATCAATAAACGACGCGTTTTCAAACTCGGGTATTGAATCTTGTATCCGATTGCTAACAAGTTGTTTTAGTTTTTCAGGAGTAAGGTCTGGACTAATCAACATCTTAACCAACGACCTATGCAAGTCGGGTGGGATTTTAGAACCTGTCGCCTCACCGGTCAATCTTAAAAAAAACGGCTCTAACGGTTTTGGTATTGGCGTGTCCTGCCAATACGCGGTCGGTCCTTCAGCAAGCCATTTATTAAACTCTTGTTCAACATACGGCGCTAGTATTTCATCGCGCGCTTTTAAATTCGCTTGAACTTGATCTAACTCTTGCCTATTTGGGTTGGTTGATAAGCGTTCAATTAGATCGTTGTTCTTACCTGCCAGTTCGGTAAACGTGCGCATCTCTTCACGCACGTTGTGACCGGGCAACTCGGGTAATGGTATGTGCGCCGCTGTAAATTCTGAGTTGATCTTGATTGTTTTTGAAAAGTCTTTGTAAATATTTTTAAGGTTAGTTCGTTGCTCGGGGGTCAAATCTTTGTATTCAGAATCTAACTCGATGCTATCAAGCTTGTTCTGAAGAAATCGTTGCTCGCCTGCTTTTTCACCTGCGGTAACAAGTTCTTGTATTGCGCGTGCGTGCACATCGGCGGGTAAACGTGCTTCTGGATCAGTGTTACCTAACAGATCGTAGGCCACCGTTCTTAATGTGCGTGGCACAGACAAGGGGTCAAACTTCTCAAGCCCGTGCACAACTGGCAACAAGGCATGCTGAACCGTTTGTGCGTTACTTGCAATGCGGTTAGCCAAGTTGGTTTTAATCTGTTCAATGGCCTTTGTAGTCTGATCAATCCGTGTTTGCAGCTCTTCAGGCGTTGCAAATTCATTCTTGTCTGCAAGCGCGCCGATGTAACGGTCACGGTAATCCTCTAGCACCTTGAGGGCATCTTTTTCGTTTACAGGTAAGTGCGGTGCTTCTAACAAGTTGATACCGTTTGTGCGCGCATACTCAGCAAACATTGGCGGAGTCATGAACCGCGGAGCGTCTGGGTCGTTTCTAATCTTGTTTACCGCAGCTCTAACAGGGTTTGACTCCCAAAGAGGACTGATGCCCATAATGTCGACGACCGTGTCGTTTCGCGCATCAAAAACTCCCCTGAGATTATTTAACCCATTTTGGCGACTAATGTCTACGATACGGTCGGCATTTTCATTAAGCCATTTAACAACATGAGGCACAAACTCGGGTTTGATGTAACTATCATCGTAACCCATGATCTCTTTAACTTTAATCGTATCCCAAGATTTGTTTTTAGGGTACGTGCCGATCGTCGCCTGCGCTTGGCCGTTCGGGCCACGCAGGCTGTAGTGAATTTGCGAGCCGTTTAAAATACCCTCGGTGTACTCTGTCTGGTGGTATTCCTGACCCTCTGGTGGCTTGGGCGCGCCCTTAGGCCGCAATCCCGTGTGTGGTTCTACGCTTGGCAAATACTTACCCGCGTACTCTGGCTCGGCACCTGTTACGTTATGCCCACACTTTGAAATGCAGTGATTTAAATCTTTGGTATCAACCGATACATCACGGATAAACGCATGCGGATCGTCTAAAACACGTTCTTGGTCAAAACGCACCATCTTTGAGCCATCGTCGTACTCGGTCACGCTTGGTAGCTCTTGGTGCCGCTTGTAGCGCCAGCTGTCATACATTTTGGCGTTGTTAGCCGCTGCGCGTTGAGTTTTCTTAATATCCTCAGCCATCAGCTTGGCGACTTGTTCAACTGACACGTTGCCGAGTTTCTTAGGATCGAACTTGCCGCTTTCGAGATTCTCCCATACGTATTTTTGAATTTCCGGCAGGCCCGACAACTTGCTTTGGTTGTAGCTGCTTAGGTCATAGATCGGTGTGTCAGGGCTAACCTGCTCAGGTATCCCGGCGTAGTTTGGTTCCTGAGCGACGTCGATGTCGCCCTTACGCACCATGGATATCTCGCGGTCAATCAAACCTTCTATCGCTTTGCCCATATCGGTCGTCGCGGTAAGGTTGCCCACGTCGGGGTACTTCTCAGCCATGCCGGGGATAGCGTTGCGCAGCTGCAGCGCCGTATTACGGTTCTCAAGGCCTTGTGATCCACCGAGCCGCAGCACGTCGGTGCCCTCGGCGACCAACGGTGTTTTGGCCTCGGCGGCCTTGACCACGGGATCGGTCGCTAAGCCCGTACCCATCTGTTTCTGGATATACGACAGGTGCGGCTTGCGCAACCACTCGTTGTAAGCCTCGATTCTGTCAACCTGAGGCCCGATTGGTAATAACGGTGGTTCGCCCTGCGCGACAGCCAATGGGTTGTATTCGTCAATAAATTGATTTATTGCGTGCATGCGTATTTTGTTACGCTCAGTCACAGGCGTATCTGCATTTATAAACGCTTGTTCGGCAGCATTTATTCGCTGCGTATACAGCTCTTTACCCCAGCTTGGCAGCACGTCACCTGCGTATCTTTGCCACTCGTCAATGTCAAACTTCTTAGATGCACGCTCGAGCACCGTACCAAGGATTGAGCCATCACTAGCAAGGGGTTTACCCTCGGTGTAGTCGTACAGCCACGTGCCCTTAATGTTAGGTTTGACCGCGGCTGAGGCCGTGCTTGGTATGTTGGATGATTCGAGGCCTGTCAGCATGTCGCTGATCGTTGGCCGGGGCTCAACAAACGCGCGCTGGAACTCAGTACCCATTGTTGGGTAACCCGGTGTGATGCCGCGCTGAGCGTTGTACACGTCGTTACTGAACTGACCAACGTCGCGCTTAACGCCGGCACCCAGCGCACCCAGCGCGCCTTGGGGCATCTGCACGGCACGTGGGTTGATGCCCGATACGATCGGGGGCAGACCTTGCCCTGTGCCCATGATGTCGGCAGGTGCTTCGCCCATAACTTGCAATGCGTGTTGCGCGCTTGGCATCACAGGCTGGTACGAAGTTAATTCCGCAGCCCGGTTGGCCGCTGCATTGCTGGCCTGAGGATTGATTTGCCCGTTGGTAAAGTAGTCGTATATGTTCTTGCCTACGCCGGTAGCTGCCGCTACAACAGGCGACACCATGCCGCCAAGCACCCCCATGCCCGTTTCGCCTAACGCCATAAACTGATCGCGAATCTCGCGCGGCATGTTGGCCAAGTACTCTGGCAGCGGGGGCACGGGTGATGGTGGCTTTTGCTGGGCTAATTCAAAGCGCATCTGATCAACTGACGGCACCTCGCCTGCAACAGGGCGATGTGGGGCGATCGGCCGGTTAAGTACATCTGCTGGGGGTGTGGACGTATCGGGCTCTATGTAGCGAACACCGCCCCCGCCGGGCATGCCTGAGTAGACGTAGTGATACCCCGATGGGGGCGCTTCGTCGTCAAACTCGTTCATTTAATCTTGCCCCCTTTGGCGTAGCTGTACTCTTCTTGCTTGCCATAGATGGGGTTTTTTGCAAGCACAAGCGGGCCGATTTGAATTACCTCAGCGGCGCTATGGATTGGCTGCATTGATTCGCGGTCGTAGAAGTGCCCGCGCCGGGTCGGATCCATGCCCACCTGACGCCACTCGGGGTGCGCCAAGTACTCCTGCGCGCGCTCAACGGCCTCATCTTGATGGATAGGTTTCCAATTACCGGTGATACGCGCAAACGGAGCTTTGGCCGTACCAGAAGCCACATTCAGGGCTTTGTTTTCAAAACGATCAAACACCGCGTCAGTGATGTGCGACACAGGCTCGTAGTACGCCTTACCCTTGTCTTCTTCGTCGTGCACGGAGTTCACCCACACACCGTGGTTGCTATACGCCGGGATGTCTAAGCGCAAGCCGACCTTGCGACCTTCCGGGATTGACCCGGTACCGTAGCGCTCGCGCTGGGGTTCTTTAAGCGCGCTGGTGACTCGTTCGGCGCTCGCGGGCTTGGGCACGAAGTCGTAAGGCTTTACGGGCTTAAGCTTGTCAGCTAAGCGCCAGTACTCTTCGCGTGGCATTTTGCCAGCAGCTACCAATTGCGCAGCCAACGTGAGCTCGGGATTGCGCTCGGTCACCTTCTTGTGGTTGGGATCGATGCCAATCTCGCGCACCTCAGCACGGCCGCCTTTTGCCATGCGCTTAGGTTGCTGACGCAATAACGCCAACTTGGCCAAGTCCATGTTCAGCATCTTGGCAGCTCCGGGATCGCGAACAGTGTTGCTGATCGCCTCTTCAGGCAACGAGTCGACCATGCCGCCCGCCTTGTAGCCATGCATTTGCAAGTACTTCAAGTAATCTTCGTCAATGAACTGCGTAGGGTTTTTGGTGCGCCAGTCAATCTGCATTGGATCGCGGCCAAGGGTATCGCGGATATTTTGGTTGAAGTCTCGCAGCGCGATCTCGGCCGGTGCATGCTTGTACTTCACGCCCAAGTCCTCGCCATAATTCACCCAAGGGTATGCTTGGTGCAGGTCTGGGCGGTAGCCGATCTTCTTGTCAAGCTTAACTAACCTGTCGCCAATCGACCAGTTAGGCACGTCGGCCGCTGAGGGCTCAAGGTGCTGGGCAAGTAAGCCCTCGACGTCGACCGAACGCCCTTTGGTCTTACCGCCCACGCCTTGACCCTTAAGCATCTCAGCGATCGCCCCGCGCCGGTCGTAAGTATCGACCAGCTCGCGAAACCACGGGTCGGTGATGTTGTACTCGTGCTCTTCAGGGAACGGGCGCACCTTCTTGCCCTTGGGCTTAGGCATATTGCCGATACGATTGTTGATCGCAGCTAACAGCTCGTCACTAATGTTGCCCTGTGCAAGCTGTTCATCGAATTGATCCATGAACTTGTTGAACATGGGGGTGTTGCTCTTGTGCTGCTCGCGTGCGCCTAGGAACGGAGCCCAGACCACGTCCTCGCCCGAGCGTTTGGCCTTGGCGCGTGCGCCGCCTGCGTTGGTGAAGGCCGCCCCCACGTTCTCGTACTCGGGGTGCACCTTCTGTAACCACGAGAACCACGGGCCGCCGCGCTGGCTTGGATCGAACGGGTCGGTGCGCATGCGGTCGTACTGCAGCAGCTTGAGCGTCTTGCCCTGCTGGTTGCCAAGCGCCTCGCTCATGGGCACCGGTTTGCGCGCAAGCTCGGCAGCGTGGATATAGGCGATTTCTTTATCGGTCAGGAATCTAGGCATAGTCGCTCACGCTGCGTAGGGGTTGTCGCGCTTGGGGCGGTCGTCGGCGTAGTATAGGTCAGGGTCTGCAACCGGGTCAATGTTTACGAAGCCCATATCGCGCAGCACCCTGAGCGCCTGACTGAGCGCGTCGACGTAGTCATCGTGCTTGCTGTCGGGAAAGCTGCAGACCTGACTGAGGAATGCGTCGCACCAGTCGCGCGCGCAGCCGGGGTTGACCGTCGACTCGGGCAGGTACACGCGGCCGCGCGCGATCAGCGGGCTCACGATGTTTAGCCGCATGGTCTTGTCGGCGTTGCCCGGGTTGTAGCTGCGCACCGGCAGCCCGGCACGTTGTAAGTCCTGCAGCAGCACGATGCCGGCCGACTTGTCCTCGATCAGGATCAGGTCGACTTTCTTGCCGTTGCCGAACTCGTTCTCGTCGCCGTAAATCTCCTCGCTCTCGCTGATCACCTTGGGGCGCAGCTCGGGGTACTGAATACGCTCGCTCCAGCAGTCGATCAGCATGACGCTCATGCCCTTGTCCTCGCTGGGCTTGAACACGCCAAGCACCACGCACGCGGTGGGGTCTGCGGCCGTGCGGGTGCTGGTCGCGCAGTCGTATGACTGGACCACGTACTCGAACTGCGGCAGGGGCTTCTCGGCACCCCAAAGCTTGAACCACGAGCGCTTGACAATGCCTGTGTCCTCGCTCGAGAGGATCGAGGCGTGAATCTCTTGGTCGCCCAAACGCGTGCCCTCGTACTGCAGAATCTGGTCGCGAAAGCTTGGCGCAAGGTTGTCAAGGTTGGCGTAGGTGCTGGCCGTGGTCAGGTACACGTCCTCGCCGTCGCGGTCGGCCAGCGAGATGATCAAGTCCTTGGGGCGCGGCGTGGTCGAGGCGATGATGGTCGTGCGTTTACCCAACCTTACGCCAAACTGAATTTGATCCCACGCGTCGTCGAGGTACTCCCACGCGGCCAGCTCGTCGAGCCACGCGCCGTGGAACTGCGGCCCGCGGAACCGCTCGGGCTCGCTGGCCGGGATGCCCTTAATCAGGCTGCCGTTGGTCAGGACGATCTCTGAGAGGCTTTTGTTGTAGTCGGCAAGCAAGAGCTTAGGCATCACGTTTAAGATGCCGCTATCGCCCTCAAAGCACGTGCCACGCACGTCACCCGATGTGGGGGCGGATACCAGCCAGCGCGTGTTGGGCTGCGTCCACGCCCACCACCAGACCTGCTCGGCCGCGGTGCGCGTCTTGCCAGCGCCGCGGCCGGCCAGCAGCAGCCAGATCGACCACCAGTCGCCGGCCGGGAGGATTTGGTGCGCGTGGGCCCTCTTGAGCCACGCGACGCGGGCCTCAAAGGCCGCGCGGTGTTCGGGTGGGTACGCTGCGTACTCGCGCTGAAACGCGGGGTCGAGCAGCTTCTTGGCGAGGCTACTTGCCATCTTGGCGCTCGGTCTGCAGGCCGTCGGCCAGCGAGATGAGCGTCTCGGGGGTGAAGGTGACTGCCAGCGGGTTCTCGGCCTCGCCGGCCAGCACCTGCCGGTCGCCGTAGCGCTTGGGGCACCAGCTCTTGAGCAGGCGCAGCCTGAGCTCGACGCGGTTCTTTTGCCACTGCACGTAAGCGCTGTCGCGCCGGGTGCCGCCTTCGCCGGTGATGCGTTCGGGCTCCTCGTCGATGATTCTGATGGTGTCCTCGGCCAAAACATCGAAGCCTGCGTCTCTCGCGCGCGCGTACATTTCCCCGAACTCGGGCAGGTCGGTAATCCAGTGCTGCACGGTAGAGCGCTTCGGCATCCCCGGCGACTGCAAAATGCTCACCAAAGTCTCGCCCATCGACAGGCGCTCGCAGATGTGATTCGCGAGCTCTTGCGTGTACAAACTTCCCGATCCCTTAGGCCTTCCCATAGCTAAACTCCCGTTATTCTCGCGATTTTATACC